AACTTTAGAACGGTGACGGTATTTCTTGCAAACCTTGATATGGATTTTGTAATAATCAGGTCAATCTCTCCTGCCCTTGCCTTTTCCATCATTCGCTGGAACTGTGGGCGATTCTCACAATAACCGGATATACCCTGATCAGCATATACCCCGATAAATTCATATTCTGGATTTCTAGTAATCAGCCTTTTATATGTTTCCATCTGATTTTCCAGAGAATCTTCCTGCCTTCTACTGTCTGTGGAAACTCTGGCATAGGCACAAACCCTTTTCTTTTGTATGACCGAAGCCGATTGTTTGTTGATTACTTTTACTCGCACGTTACATCACTTCCTTCAAAAAACCTTTTCTTAAACTCCTGAATTCTACCGAAAATAGCCATCGCATCCTCTACCTTGTCAATGCACACCACTTCCACATTTTTCTTACTGCAAATCATCATGAACTCTATAAACTGTCCCCAGTTGCGGGCAATCGTGGAAGCTC